CCCCGCAACGGTACTCCTTTTACGATTAACGGTATTTTTGACCGTGGCTATGCGCAGGTTGCAGAAAACCTTGATGGTGATTCAGAAATTAACACCTCCAGCCCGATGCTGGGGGTATGTGATGCTGAATTTCGTCAGCTGGGTAAACCGCAACCTGCCGTATCTGACCGTGTGTATATCAAAACGGTCGGAGGTCAGGTCATCAATCAGTTATTTGTTGTGTCCAACGTCGAACCCGACAGCCATGGCGGCTCGCGTCTTGTTCTCAATGTGGCGAAAACCCGATGAATGCTTCCGCAATACGACACATGGTCGTGGCCGCGCTGAAAGATAAAACGGCTGCCGCCTATCGTGTTTATTCCCCACGTGACTGGGCAACCTCGCCGGACCTGTACCCCGCGCTGCTTGTTCAGACGCCATTTGATCACAAAAAGGCGCAGGGGCGAAATGTCCCGGCCTTTACCTCTTTGACCACCGTTCGCATTACTGGCCGGGTTCAGGAGTACGACAGTGAAACCACTGATGATGGCGCCATGCGCGCGGAGGTTGCGCTGGAAGAGCTCCGGGAACAGGTAGAAAGGGCGGTGATTAACAGCTACGAGTTAACCCGGAACATCCAAAAATATGCGGAGGTCCGCTCGACGATTGATGTTGATGCGGATGGTGAGGCGCATATGGGCCAGCTGCTTATCGAAATTGATATTGAGCATTATCAGGGACCGGAAGACTTTTATCCGGTCGATACGGTGCCGCTGGCGGGGATCGACATCACCATCGACATGCCGGACGGTACGCCGCAGCCGGGCGTAAAAATAGACCTTCAGGAGTAATCATGTTTGTAAAACCGAAGGACGGGCTCAGCGTTCGCTGCCCTGTCAGGGGGGAGCCTTTGCCCAAAGATGGCGCGGAGGTACCTGATAATACGTTCTGGCGTCGCCGCCTGAAGGATGGCGACGTCAGTCTGGTACCGGAAAAGGGCGTTAAAAACGCCGTAAAAAAAGAGGGCGTAATTAAATGACCGTTCCATTTTCGCGAGTTCCCGGCAATTTACGTGTGCCGCTTTTTTATGTGGAGTTTGATAACTCCATGGCCAACACGGCGACGGCTACACAACGAACGCTGTTGATTGGTCAGATGCTGGCATCAGGCTCTGCACAGGAAAAAATCCCGGTAAAAGTTTCCTCTCCTAATGCAGTGGGTGAACTCACCGGAAAAGGCTCGATGCTGCATGGCATGATGACGGCGTATCAAAAAAACGATACTGCTGCGGAGGTCTGGATCCTTCCGCTGGCTGATGATGCGGATTCGATGGCAGTGGCAACTGGCAGTATCAAGGTTGCCACACAGGCGGCAGAAACTGGCGTTATCTCTCTTTATATTGCTGGCGTTCGCGTACAACTGACCGTACTGGCGACTGACACTCCGGCTCAGATTGCCACTGCGCTGGTCGCGGCGATTACCCGCAAAACGGAACTGCCGGTGACAGCTGCTGTAAAAGCCGATTCAACGGATACCGTGACACTGACGGCCAAAAATGCCGGGTTGCTGGGCAATGGTATTGATCTCAGGATGAATTATCTCGGTGTTCAGGGTGGTGAGGTGACGCCCGCGGGCCTGACACTCACCATCACGGGCATGAGCGGTGGCGCCGGCGCGCCGGATTTTGTTGATGCCCTGGGCAACCTTCAGGATAAGACCTTTGATTTTGTCATCAACCCTTATGATGACACCGCATCATTGGACGCCATCAGAGAATTTCTGAACGATGCAACCGGTCGCTGGGCATGGGATAAACAGCTTTATGGCCACGCATTCACCACCACCAACGGCACTTACGCCGAGCTAGGCACCAAAGGGGAAACCCGTAATAACCAGCATGAGTCACTGCTTGGCGTGTACCGCTCACCATCACCGCGTTATATCTGGGCGGCGGCACTGACAGGGGCCGCTGCACCCAGCCTGCGTAATGACCCCGGACGCCCGCTACAAAGTCTGCCTGTTTATGGCGTGCTGGCACCGGACCTGGCGGATCGCTTTGAGCTGACAGAGCGCAACAACCTGCTGTACAGCGGCATCTCCACTTACACCGTGGGTGATGACGGGACGGTGATGATTGAAAACCTGATTACCACCTACCAGAAAAACAGCTATGGCGACGAAGACGACAGTTACCTGCAGGTGGAAACACTCTTTAGCCTGATGTTTGTCACGCGATATCTCCGCACTGCAGTGACCAGTAAATTTGGTCGCATGAAGCTGGCCGCGGATGGCACGCGTTTTGCGCCGGGGGCGGCGATTGTGACGCCAAACATCATCAGAGCCGATCAGATCGCGGAATACCAGACGCTGGTCTTTAACGGCTACGCGCAGGACGCTGAGGCCTTCGCCAGAAACATTATCGTGGAGCAGAACAAAACAAATCCGAACCGCGTCGATGTGTTGTGGCCGGGAACGCTTATGAACCAGCTGCGCATCTTTGCGCTGCTTAACCAGTTCCGCCTGCAGGCTGAATCAACAGGAGCATAAAACATGGCTGGAGATACCACTAATCGCCTGGCAGGTACTGCTTATGTCACCGTAAACGGGGTGACCGTTATGGTGGAGGGCTCATTTAAGTATCAGACCTCCACTGTTAACCGTACCACGCTGACAGGCATGGACGGTGTGCATGGCTACAAAGAAAAGCCGGTTGCCCCGTATATTTCTGCCCGTCTTCGCGACAGCGGCGGTACCAACGTACTGGGTTTTAACAAACAGACGAACGTCAACGTGATCGCCGAGCTGGCGAACGGAAAGACTATTATCGGTCGCGCGCTATGGACGGTGAACGTTCAGGAAGTGGAAAGCGAAGATGCAGTGTTTGATGTTCGCTGGGAAGGCCGGGACGTAACGGAGAACTAAGATGGCAGAACTTGAACGCACCAAAGTCATTCCCCTCATCAAGCCTCTGGTCGATGAGGCGCAAAAAACACGCTATGAGCAACTGGAGCTGAAGGCGCCGACACTCAGCCAGGCCGAGCAGTTCTACGAAAAGCAGGCATCGTCCACTTCACTGGCGGCGATGCGCCTGCTGATCTCGCTGGTCGCGGATACGCGGGAAAGTGTCCTTCAGCCGATGGATTTTATAGACTTCCGAAAATGTGAGGATTTTTTGCTCGGTTTTTTGACCTGGAAGCCCTGACCGCCTGGCAGGAAACGGCCGCTGACGTCACATTTTATTTCCGCTGGACAGAAGACAGGGCATGGGGCATGACCTATGCCCGTCTGAAGTGGTGGGTATCGCAGGCCTCCCGTATCAATAAACTCAGGAATACCAAACCCGATGAGTAATTCTTTCGACTTTGAGCTGGTGGCCAGCGACCAGGCGACGGAAGCCATTGAGCGTATCAATGAGGCTATCCGTGATCTGGAACCAAAGCTGGATAAAACCAAAGAGGGACTCCAGTTAGGAGGACAGGAGACTCTCGATGGATTGAACGGCTTTATTTCCCGCTTCGAAAATCTGTCCAAAAATGCCCGTGATAACGTGCAGTATATCGGGGATATGGTGCCGCCGCTGAAGATGGTCGGTGAGCTCTCCGGTAAGCTGGCATCGCTGGGTGTGGTTGGAGCGGCGGGATATGGGCTAAAACAGATTGCCTACGGTTTCCATGAGGCCTCAAGGGAAGCCTATAACCTCGATGTTGCCGCGAAAAATGCGGGTATGCGAGTGGACGATTTTTCCCGACTGTCCGGTGCCATGCGGATACTGGGTGCTGATGGCGACAGTGCAAATTCCTCCATCGAGGGGATGGCTAAAAGCCTGAAGGAGGCCGCCAGCGGTGCCAACAGCCAGGTGCTCGGCGCATTGTCACAGATTGGCGTTCAGATCCAGAAAAACAACGATGGATCCGTTGATACGCTGAGAACGCTGGAGTCGATAGCACGCGTTTTCCCGAGTCTGCGACCGGACCAGCAGAAATCAGTTTCCGATGCCCTCGGGTTGACGCCGGAAATGCTGGCGTTGATGCGTGAAGGCGTACGGATGAAAGCATTGCTGGCTAAATCTGATGAACTTGGCCTGACGGTTGATCCGGAACTTAACCGGCAATTGTCCGAGGTTAACGGCTCCATGAATGAGCTGGGCGCTGCATGGGATGGGCTGAAAAACCGTTCGAAAAACTCTCTGTTTAAGGGATTGCTTTCCGATGGTTCGGTGAAAGATGGCCTTGAAGGAGTGACCGACTTGTTCACGAATGGCGATTTCACCGGGCTGTCGCATGCGCTGGGGTTTATCAGTAGCAAGGATGCCGGGAAGCTACGCCGCATTCAGGGTGATAAGGCGCTGTATAACACCCTTTCCCGGCGCGAGCGCGGAGCGGTGGATGCCGGCTTTATGACTGATGCCGTCCGTAAACGCTACGACGCGCAATATGGCGCCGGGGACAGAGCTGAACAACTCCGAAATGATTTGTCTGTCATCCTGCCAGCAGGTGCAGCAGCTCCACGCAGAGAAGTGAATTACAGCCAGCCATCTAACCAGGCACTGGGCCTCAGAAATAATAACCCGGGCAATCTCCGGATCGCGCCTAATGCGACCGGGGTGAATCGTGGTTTCGTCACTTATGACAACAGCAACGACGGGCTGGCGGCAATGGCCCGGCAACTGATGTTATATGGCGATCGTGGGAATAACACGCTTAACAGCGTGATCCACACTTATGCGCCACGCTCGGAAAATGATACGCAGTCCTATATCAATTCAGTATCGGCCGCGACAGGTATTCAGCCCCGGCAGCAGATGGATCTGCATAACCCGGAGGTGCTGAAGTCAGTCATGGCGGCCATGATTCAGCATGAGAATGGGGCGCAGCCATATTCTGAAGATGAGATACGTGCGGCAATTCAGACGGCTATCAGTGATCCGCGTTGGTCTGGTCTTCGTGACAGCCGTGTGCTCAGCCAGCAGAGAGAGAACATCCTCGTACCACAACCGGACAAGTTTGACAGTTCCTCAATCCTGACAGCTTCCGGTAATGGGAGAGATCCGGTCAGTGAAAACCTGACCCGGTCTCTCAAAGAGGCGATGGCCGACCAGAAAATGAAGCTGGAAATCACCCTGGTCAACGATAAGGGTGAGAAGAAAACCTATAACGTCGAGGATAACGGCAGAATAACAACCGCCATGAATTACTAACCCTATTAAACCGCCACCCTGGCGGTTTTTTAATTCAGGAGGCCTGATGGCAATTATCCAGGATGCAATAACTTCTCTGATGGGGGGAGGCGGTAGCGAGGACTGGTTGAGCCAACTACGTCCCGGCTCGTTTCGGGGCGTGCCTTTTGCTGTGGTGAACGAGGAAGGCAGTCATGGCCGGCGGCAGGCGGTTCATGAATATCCCTACCGTGATACTGCCTGGATTGAGGATATGGGGCGCGGGACACGGCGATTTATTATCCGCGGCTTTCTTGTTCAAAACAGCCTGGTTTATGGCGGCGGTGATGTTATTTCCCAGCGGCAGTCATTGATTGATGCCTGTGAAACCAGAGGAAGTGGCACGCTTATCCATCCCACTCTGGGGGAGATGACCGTTTCCATACCCGAGAACGGCTTACGACTCTCCGGCTCTGCCGAAAACGGCCGTTCGTTTGAATTTACTCTGATGGTAATTGAGTCGGGGTTAAAGGTCTTCGCTGTTACCGACAGCGCCGCCGCGGGGGATACCGTTGGCACCAACTATCTGAAGCTGGTCAGTACGGCAGTTGCCAATACTCTCGCAAGAATTAAAAGCGAGATCCGTGGTGTGTCGCAGGGGATTCAGACTATCAAGGGAACCGTGACGTTCTGGACCAATATGGTGGATAACACCATCAGTGAAGTAACAAACGTCAGCAACGTGTTGAATTCTACGTTCGGTAATAATCGTTACGGGCGTTACAGCAAGGGGAGCGTGGGCGGGAGTTCGTCGGGTATTAACGGCAAGCGTGATGCCGATGACTCAGAAGCCTATCAGGCGTTGTCTGAACAGGTTTCCGCCCGGGCCGTAATGGACCGCCAG